GCTTCATACTTAGTTACTCGCTTTAGATTCTCACACCATGCTTTATTAAATCCTCTGTTCCATTCTCTGTGCTGCATAGTATCCTTATGGAATGGATTACCTACACGACCACGTTTAAAGTCTTCATAGCCTCGCTGAAATTGAACCTTCAGTGGGGCATCATATTTTCCAAGACCTCGTTCTGCTCTCGTTAGATTTCTCTGCATGGACTATCTCCTTATGTTTTAGATTTAGTTTTAGTTTTAGCATCTGCTTTTGGTTCGTCTTGAGGTAGTAAGTTTTTTAACTCCTGTAACTTACCTGAGTGTACTGCTTGCACACACTGTTGTATGTGTTGCAGTAAAGGTAACGCATTGTCACCTGTTCTTACGACTCCAAGAACACCTATGAGTTCAGCGTTCTTTTCATCATTCTCATCTACTTCGTAGCTTTTACCATCTATATTAATATTCATTTATACTTCTCCTCTAGGCACTGATGTCTACCATTTCACAGACTTCGCCAGTGCATGCGAATGTCTGAGATGATTTAGTTGTGTCTTCAGCTTCAAAGTCAGATAGCTTAGACCAGTCTATTTTACTAGGCATAATACTCTTTAATAACTTATATTCATGCTTAGTGCAATCCTGATATGGTGCTTGTTGATAAGTATGATCAGAGTGTGGTAAAAATGACACACCACTCATCTCATCAAAGTTCTTGTATACAAATGCACCTACTTCCATCCACTCATTGTCTCTAACCGTTATTGTAACAGAAGGTTTATGCTCTGTCCAGTGTCTTTGATACACGAGCCACATATCTAGTTGTTCTATAGCTGTCATGTCATTACGTGTAACAGACTTGGGTGGTGCTGCAACAGGAAAGCTGAACACTGTAGTTGTGTCAGGCTTCATGACACACGGCTCTGATGGTATGCCCTGATCTTGCATAAACTGTGTAAGAGGGTCTTTGTTATCTCCACGTACAGTTCGTATGTAATGCAGTGCGTGTCTTGCATGTATACCTGATGCAGAGTCTACTAACTGTGACACAGTGCCTGATGGCTTACAGCATGTAACAGCAGTACTCTGTTCAATGCCCAGTCGCTTAGACCATACAGAGTTTACGTATACGGCATGTTGTTTAAGGCTTTCTAAGTCTCTAGCTAAGTTTTTATTTGCTGATGTCATAATAGGATTGTCCATTACGCCTGTCAGACTTACACCCAGCAACCTTTCCTCTTCAGTGTTACGCTGCCATATCTTACGTAGATAGGGAAACTTAGTGTATGTAGACTGTATTGTACCCAGTATCGTAGCAGACTCAACTTTATTCTTAATGTCTTTCAGTGTATCAGTTGCACGTACAACGACCTCTGTTAGATTACAGAACTGATACGGCCTCAAGCTGATCTCACTGCAAGGGTTAGTGCCGAACTCGTGGTTTGAATCACGTCTACCGCTACGATCTGCAAGTACCTTACATGCCTGTCTATTAAAGACTCCACGTTCACCTGACTTACTCTCTACTAGTGCAAGCCACTCACGCATGAATGTCTCTGAGTCTGGTTTTTCTGTATAACAGACAGAGTTATTAGCTAATGCTCTATGTCCTGCTGTCTCCCACCAGTTACCAGACTTAGCGTGACGCATTCTACCATCTGATAGGTTGGACAGTGAGATCATAGCTGACCTACGCACACCACCTACAACAACTATCTGTCCTATGTAGCACATCAAGTCGTGGCATTCTATTGATGACAACCTTCTACCCGATGCAGATCTAAATGTATTTACAGAGAAGTTAAACAGGTCTATCAGTGGTGCAGGGCCAGATGCTCTACCGCCAAATGTCTTCAGCCTAGCTCCTGCTGGTCTGATCTGACTGACATCCCACTTAGGTATCTCTCCTGCCCAGAGTAGAGCAAGTACCTGTCTCAATCCTTTTGCCCAACCTTCCTTGCTGTCCTTTACAACTACTGTAGTCTCACTCTCTGATAGCTCTGGTACTTCAGGTAGATTTTGTATGTACTGACGTTCAACACTGAAGCCTACACCTGTACCGCATAACAGTATGTACATAGCTTCGTCAAATGCTTTAGGGTCATCTACTGGCAGGTAGCTACAGTTGTAGCCTGCTGTGTTGTCACGATTTAATGCAGCACCTGCTGTCATTAAGGCTCTCATGCTTGGCATAACACTAAGATTAAGTATGCTATCTTCTATAATTTTGTATTCAGATTTAGTTATTACTATAGGCTTTACAATATTTTCCATGTATCTATGTACTGTCTCAGGCCATGTCTCTCTTCTGTTCTCGTCTTCTAACCAACGAGCATACCGTGAGGTATGAATAAATGCTTGGTAGTCTGTAGGTAGGTAGTTATTGCTCATTTGATTACTCCGATATTATTCTAATGTGTTTAATGTCCATGCCATCAATATCATAGACAAACTCATGTATAGCTTCATTTATCTCTTCTTCTATCTTACCGTCTGCTGGCATTAGATATTCCTCTTCATCAATGTCAAGAGTTATTAATAATTTAATTACCATCAGTTATCTCTGCTTCTATTAATCTATCTAAGTACCAACGTGCTTTGTTTAAGTCTTCTACACCGTTCTTATACTTATGTCTCCAGATATACTTCAGTATATTACCTTGCAAGTATTCTTTAAACCCAACACCCAATGCAGCACGTATGGCGTCAATACATTCTATGTCGTGATCCTGATTGTAATGCTCTGGTTTTTGTACTACATCATATTCTTTTTTACTGCTTTTCATGGATTCTCCTCACGTTTAAAGTCTACATTTATAACATTTCCAGTTGTATTGTCAATAGATTTTTTTATTATGTCTTTCTTTTCTTTTTCCATATCTTCTTCTATCATACTCTCTACATAGTTACAGAGCGTATCCCTAAACTCTTCATTCATTTCCATAACAGGTAGCGATGAACATATAAGAGAAGTTACCTGCATAAGGTTTATATAGTCGTTCTTTGCCATGGTGTGTTTATTATCTGTAATAACTTCCATATCAATGTAGCCACTCCACCTGTTGTCCTCAGTAAATTCAGGTTTCATTCTTATTATAATATCGTTTACACCAAACTTAGTTACTTCTATTGTCATTTTCTTATAATCTTTTTATATGGTAGATGTATTAAATCTTTATGTTTGTTCTTACCTTTCTCTTCCAACCACTCTAACGGCACTATACGGTCATAGTATAAAAACTTGTTCTTGTCACACCAGCCTTGATACGTAGTCTTTGCACCCTTATTTAATTTATTCCTACTGTTATAAAACACAAACCGTATATCTAATTTAGGGTGTTGCTTTTTTATCGCAATATGTTTTCTTCTGTCTGCTGCGGTAAATCTTCCTTTACTTTCTATTATTATGCCATTTGGTAACACAAAGTCAGGAGTGTACGTGCGATACATAAGGTCTTCCCATTCAATTTTAATGGCCTCATATATTACAGGTACATTGAGTTCTTTAAGGTAGTCAGATATTTTTACCTCTAACCCACTCCTATACCCATGCTTTAAAGCTGCTTGAAATCGTTTTCCGTTCAACCTACTACTTCTCCTATGTAAGAAACTGTAGGTGGTGTCTTTTTGCCCTGATAAACTCTAGATGGTAAATCTTTAATTGTATCCCAACATGAGTATCTGTAGTCACAAAACTTACAGCCGTCTGGTAAAACTTTATTTCCTGATGTCTTACCTCTATACACTTCTGGTTCAGGTTCAAAGCAACGTTTAAACTCGTTAGCCTCTACTATCTTAGCTGTATTGTTTAACTTAGCTATCTCTTTATCTAAGTCTAGCCCTGATGCAGGTACGTACTTTATCTGGCCATTGGCCTTATTGACTACCCACCAGCCGCCAATCTTTTTAGCTGATGCCTTAATGTAGCCAGCAAGCTGACCTATATAACCAAAGCCATCTCCTTTAGCTAGGGTGTCATAAGACTCAAACTTGTTAGTGTATGACCAGTGTGATGCAGACTTAACGTCATCCAAAGCACCGTCAACAACAAGATCATAGCTCCCATTAACTGTAGCATTGTCAAGCTCCAATGACACATTGTTATCTTTGTCCTCATATTTAACTCCTGCTTCTTTAAGGATTCCTTTAAATGCTGCCTCAACTATGTCTCCTATTAACATGTTCATTACGAAGGTGGTGGGCTTGGGGAGAGCCTTCTCTGGATGGTTCTTCTCCCACCAGAGTTGGCATGTAGGTCTACCTATATTTGACATACGTAAACGAAACTTATCTCTCCTACTGCCCCCACCAAACTGCCTCTTCATAGCGTCCTTGATGTCTTGTGCTACTTGTTCAATAGTTTCATCAGACATAGTTGTTTTACCATTGGAAGCATTATCAAGATACTGATGAATAGGCAGTTCAGCAGGATGGTTCATTATGCGAACTCTTCAGTGCTGATGTCAATAAACTCTTCAACAGTTTCTGTGTCTACTGACTGGTGTTGTTGCATCTTCTCATTCCAAGAACCCATAATATACTCATTATAGTTAGACACCCAAGCTAAAAAGTTAGCTAAGTTTTCCTGAGTATCATTGTCCATGTCAAGAGTTTCTGACAGATCTAGGTCTGCAACTGGCAGATAGAAAGAACCACCATTAGGTAGCTTTCTTTCCTCTGTACTGGCCTTAACATAATGCTGTACAGGAAGACGCTTCATTTTGTTTAGTTTGTTAAACACCTCACCCATAGTCTTAAAGGCATCACGGTTTTCTACTTCCCATATAAATGGAGTAGTATCAACATCTACCGTGTTTCCGTTCTCATCAACAGCATTAACCAAGTCAACAGTACCAAACAATACACGTGTTCGTTTGATCTGCCTTATTAGATCCTGCATCTTTTCAGGTAAAGCCTTGAAGTCAGATATATAACCAGCAGGTTTACCACAGTTATATTGTCCGTCATTATCTGCTAAATCCATGTTTAGATTGTCTGCCATAATAGTTTTTACAAACCTGTTGGGTGTGTTGTCACTGCCCTTAATAAAACGTTTGTACATAAACCTTTGTAAGAATGGCCTTATAGCTATACTATCTGCATAGTATGTCTCACCATCTGGTATCTCCAACTTATATGTTCCACCACTTACAACCTCAACGTTAGCCATTTTACCTTTAACTTCAGTCTGACCCATCAACGGTGTATGATGTATACGTAGCCTAGCAAGAGAATTAGTCTTCTCTTTTGCTGGCACTGCCAATGAACTCATTCCCATTGCTTTAGCCATAGCTTCATAATTATTTGTGTCTAGTGTTTGTATTTGATTCATTTATTTCTCCTTTGTTAGACTTGTAGGTATATCATGCCACGTCTTTTGTGTCAAGCCAATTATTACCTATTTTAGCCTCTAATAGTAGTGGTACATTAAAATCTATATTCCACTTCTTGTTTATTATATCAACCAATACTTCGTTAGTACGATTGATAATACGTAATACTTTATTCTTCTCATCTGGGTGTACGTCAATCACGATTGAGTCATGCACAGTGTTAACAACACAGGATTGTAATTTGTTAGCCTGTAGCATTTTATCTATATAGATAAGAGATATAGGCACTATGTCAGCAGTAGCAAATGATTGCACTGGATAGTTCTTTACCTGAGTAAAATATGTAATGCTTCCATTGGCTCTACGTGTAGCTAGTGGGAATGCAAACTCACGCCCTGATGGTGTGCGTACATTACCTGTGTCTATTACTTCCTTGGCTAATCGTTTATGCCACGCACCTATGCCTGAGTACTTAGATGTAAACTGTTGGTAATAGGATGCTTCAGCAGGTGTGCGACCAAAACCAGACGCACCGTAGAGAGGGGCAAATGTATGTGATTTTGCGTCTTGGCGAGAGATTCGTTGCCCTGCTTCAGTAATAACTTTGGCTGTGTAGCTGTGTACATCAAAGCCTGTAGCTACCTCTTTAATTGCAACCTTATCCTGACTTAGAAATGCAGCTACACGAAACTCTAACTGAGCGAAGTCAGCTTCACAAATCTGTCCACCATCCCAGCGAGATACAAATACTTTCTTAACTGGAAACGTACCACCACGTGGCATGTTCTGCATATTAGGATCAGCACCAGACAACCTACCTGTACCTGTCCTGTGTTGTAGTAGACGTACATGCAACATACCATCAGGCTTTACATAGGTAGATATACCCTCAATAAAACTAGATAGATAGGTATCTAATGCAGACAGCCTGCGTACTCTCTGTAGAAACATCTCAGCGTCATACATAGCACGTGATCTAGCTACGCCCTCTAAGTATATGAGATTGTCCTTGCTTGTGCTGAAGCCATTAGCACTTACCCACTTAGAATCAGACGCACTAAACTTTAGCCCAGCTAACTCTTTTCTATCACGGTATAGATATCCTGCGCTGGCACACTCAGGACAGTTGTTTGTATTCTTGTATGGTGATCCATCTTTACGCTTCTTACGTATCCAACCATGACCCATACACTGCTTGCAGACAACAGCATACTGTTTGTACAGAGGCAGTGTCATTTGCTTAATGTTGGCTAAGTGTTGCCTGTCAGACACACGATCCTTATATGCGTCAACCCAAACCTTCTTATCAAACACCTTACGGCTAAATATAATCCAAGACAACTGCTCTGGGCTGTTAAGATTGATAGGTCTGTCACCCATGAGTTCCTGTACCTGTTTCTCTAGCTGTACTGTCAGCTCCTGCTTCTCCTGCTCAAACTCTTTACGCACATCTTCAAGTGCATTCATGTCTACTTTAAAACCACGTTGGTATATACGTGCTAAGTGTACAGCTAAGTCATTGGTTAATCGTATTGTATCTATTAAAGTTCTACCCTCACCAAAAGAGTACAACCTGCTTTGCAGTCTATACAACTGCTGTGTTGCATGCAGATCAGCAAGAAGATATTCTGACAACTCATCGTGTGGTATCTCTGATACATTCAGTCCTTGCTTGAAGTATTCTTTAAGTGTGTCCTGTTTCTGTGTATGTAACTGGTGTCTCTCTGCACATGCCTCAAGAGACAG